CCTGCAACAGGTAACGTACCGAGCGTACAAGACCTTATTTTAGTGTCAGATATCAGCCGTTTCGTGTTTGCCTTTGGGTGTAATGACTTAGCCAGTGCGACGAAAAACCCGATGTTGATTCGCTGGTCAGACCAAGAAAACGCTACTCAGTGGACGCCTGCGGCAACAAACCAAGCAGGTAGTCTGCAGCTATCGCGTGGGGCAGAGATTATAGCGGCCAAACAAGCCCGTCAGGAAGTGCTGGTATGGTCTGATTCGGCTTTATACGCCCTACAGTACGTCGGTGCTCCAGTGGTCTGGGGCGCGCAACTAGTCGGTGAAAACATCTCTATAGCGTCTCAAAACGCCGTAGCGTACGCCAACGGGGTAGCCTTTTGGATGGGTGTGGATAAGTTCTATATGTACGACGGACGCACACAACCGCTGCCCTGTAACCTCCGAAAGTTTGTATTTAACGATTTTAACGCCGCCCAGTATCGCCAAGTGTTTGCGGGGACTGTAGAGTCTTACCATGAAATATGGTGGTTCTATTGCTCGGCTGAGTCCGATACTGCTGATCGGTATGTTGTGTATAACTATCTGGATAACATTTGGTATTACGGCACGATGGGTCGTACTGCATGGTTGGATTCGGGTCTGAGAGACTACCCATTAGCTGCAACTTACAGCAACAATCTCGTGAATCAGGAAGAAGGCGTTGATGATAACGAATTAGGAGCAAGCACGCCTATACATGCGTATGCTTCTACCGCTGAGTTCGATCTAGATGACGGACATCAATTCAACTTCATTTGGCGCGTACTTCCTGATATCACGTTTGACGGATCTACAACAGAAAGCCCTAGTGCTGTTATGACGTTGTTACCGATGCAGAATTCAGGGTCTGGGTATAACTCCCCTGCTTCGGTAGGCGGGTCAAATGACGGTACGATTACCCGATCCGCTGTGTTGCCCATAGAGAAGTTTACAGAGCAGCTTAATACGCGGGTTCGTGGACGACAGATGACCATGAAGATAGAATCTACCGGTGCAGGTGTGACTTGGCAATTGGGGTCTCCAAGGTTAGATATGCGACCTGATGGGAGACGGTAGTGGCTGGGGATAACACTGTATACAATGTTCCGTTTCGTGCACCAGCTCTGCCGTATGCCCCACAAGTCTACGACCAGAAGTCGTTTGAGCAGTTTAATAACGTATTACGGATATACTTTAACCAACTAGACAACGCGCTGAGAAACGCTATGGCAGTCCAAGAACCATACGAACTACAAGTAGCTAAAGGCCAGATTGCTGGTGCTTCGACGTTGTATAAGTTTGGTACCAATCCAGACATCGATAGCGCAGAAGAAACGGTATGGAGCACTGGGGGTGATTATCCGTGGCCTACGGCTGCGTTTACTGCGTTTATTAGTAGCTCAAGCACTGCCGATACTAGTGCAGGTACGGGTGCACAGACCGTAACCGTTGAGGGGGTAGACGAAAACTACGCAGCCCAAACCGTTACCGTCAATATGAATGGGCAGACTCAGGTACAGATTGGCGATGCTTCTGGTTGGTTGCGGGTTAACCGCATATTTGTTGCTACTTCTGGCTCTGGCGGTACTGCTGCGGGTACGATCTATGTCGCTAATAGCGGAGTTAGTAGTGGGGTACCTACCGGAATAACGTACGGCCAGATTGTACAAGGCGACAACCAAAGCCAGATGTCAGTGTATACCGTACCTGCTGGGTACACGTTATTCTTAGATGATGTTACGTTTACAGCAGCTATTGCTATCGCTAACAAGAACGTAACCGCTAAGTTCGTGACTAGAGACTTTGGCTCAAACACGTTTCGTACAAAGATCATACAGACAGTACAGAGCAACTTGCTTGTGCTACCTTTCAATTACCCGTTCGGCATTACTGAAAAGTCAGATATAGAATGCCGAGCCAGCTCTGATACCACCAACGTAGAAGTCGGCGCTTCATTTGAGGGGGTGCTAATAGCAAACTGATATGGCTATTAATATTGGCAAGATTAACGTACCTCCTCCAAATTGGAAAACTTACGATACAAATGGCGACGGCAAACTAACCGACGCTGAACTTACTATGTGGAATAATGTTGTACAAAATTATAAAACCTATATAGATCCTAACTTTGAAGACACCTACGAAGCAGGGACTGCAACAGGGACGGGAACGGGTACATCTGAAGGAACCGGTGTAGATCAGCTCGACGTTGTAGATATTATAAGAAACGTGGGTGCACAAGCTCTTGGTTCTGTCCTACTAAACGAACTTGCAGCTCAGGGTTATTCCGCAACAGATATAGACGCTTCTTTTGCAACTATGGGTTCTTCGACCCCAGATGCGTATTTCCCACCTAGACCCGATTTTGCAGCTACTCTCTACCCAAATGGGCCAACGGGCGAAGATGGTAACTGGAGTTCCGAACAGTTAACAGCAATTCAAGAAGCCGATCTTGACTTTAATCTTGACCGTCTGCTAACTGTTACACAAGCAAATAGAGTCGCTGAAGAAACCGACACTCCCTACGTGCACCCTTATACAGAACCGGCTTTAAATTATTTGCTAGGGTCTGAGGGGGCAGACTCGGACGGAGATGGGGTTTTAAGTACGGAAGAGTTAGGGGAGTATCTGGCTGATTCAGGGACGATAATGAACATAGTTGGTTCTGAATCTGAGGCAGCAAGTGCTATTGACCAAAATCAAGACGGAGTAATTAGCGAAGAGGAATACAGAAACGCAGTGGCTATGGGGGTAGTTAGCGAAACAGACGAAGATCCTAATCCGGTTCAAACAGCATTCTTAGCAGATATGGGGTTCGACGCCAGCCCTAGTGCAGCTTGGATGGAGGCTTTTACTAGAAAGTCTGCCGCTAGTTTCCAGACGGGCGCGCAGCAGATATTAACGCAAAGTTTACAAGATGCGGGGCTCGCTGTCCTTGGCATGCTCCAGAACGGATTACTTGAGCAGTTGGAGTCAGGGGAGGATACGTTATCCAGACCAATTATAGATAAAGATGCTCCAGCGTACTCTATTTTTGGAGCCGGGATTGATAGCTATTTTGAGAGGATCTTTGACGGCAAAGACACCATATCGAGGGACGCGCTGCTAACTAACGATGAGTTCTATCATGTAGGTATAAAGTTGGCAACAAGAAACAGCTCGACCCCTATGTTGAGTGCAGAAGGCATTACATTAACGGATACAGACCAAGCTCTCGTAGATCGTTATGTAGCAGTGCGGGATGATTACCGAGAAGAAGCTAACGATACTTATGCGGGAGACGCGAGCGCAGTAACGGCAGATGAAGTAGCTTCAAAAAGAACCGAGTTACTTGCTGGTGCACGAAGCCCGATAGCAAAAGCATGGGCATCCAAGATTACTGACGACCAAATACGCGACCGTATAGCTACGGAAAGAAAAAACGCGGCTATCCTAGCGAGGGCAAACGAAAAGAGTATTTACTCTCCTGAGTTGCTACAAAAACGTGATGAGCTTGTAGCGGCAGGTATTACTAACGCGGCAGCAATACTTGAAAACGTAGATCCTTTTTCTGAGCTTAGACCCCTACTGTATGAAGCAGCGATAAACAAAATAGGTGACGCTGCAGACGCACTAGTAGCAAGGCGGGACGATGCTGGCGGGTACTCAGACTTAGATCCTAAAACTAAAAACATGTTAAACCTTGCGTCTTTTGGTATACGTGCTGTAGGTAGCATGTCCGAGACTTTTGCGGGGGCATTGGCCCTTGTTGGAGAAACGTCTAGTGATAGTGTATTAGGGCGTTTTGGAACGGCACTTGTCAATTTAGCTTCGAGTATAGAGACTCAAGATTTTAAAGACGCAGCGGATGAAGTAGAAGCTAGGATAGGAAGAACCACAGGGTTTTGGGGTACTGCCAAAGCTATATTTGGCTCTGGTGATATACCATTAGAATTCCTACTACGTCAGGTTTTACCTGAAGTTGGAGAAGAAATATTACTTAGTAAGATTACTGGTGGTACGACTAAGGGTGTCAAATTTAATGGTGCAAACTCAGAATTTAAAGAGTTCCTTACCCACCCTGCTAATAGACCCGATGGTGCTCCTACATGGCTTAAAGACAAACTTGCAATCTTAGTTGGTAAAGATGAATTAGGAGACATGGCGGAGCTTATAGCAGGCACCGCTGGGGAGGCTTATGATCGTGCTTACTTTTTAGCGAGAGACAGTACAAACCCTGCTACTGGTGACCCATACACTGAAGAAGAAGCAAGAGATTTTGCCTACGGGGTAATGGGTAGAGCTACGACGGGCGCTTTTATAGTGAACCGGTTTGCTGCTGGTGTATCTATAGACGACATGGTAGAGAACTTTTTCCCCGGTGCTGATAACAAGGCCATTAGGGAAGTATTAACTGCAATCCAAAACAACCCTACAGTAAAAACTTTCCTTTCTTTGACAGGAGAAGGGGCGAGTGAAGGTGGCGAAGGGGCTATTGCTGCATATTCTGTAGCGAGTGATTTGGTGGTGTTAGACTCCACTATTAATGTTTTAGGTGAAGCTGGAGCCGCTGGCGCACTGGGCACTGCGCTAGGTAGTTTAGTAGATATCTCCATGACTGGGGGTTTCGCTATAGATAACGCTGCTTCCAATGTCGCTGCAGCTTTTAACACTGATATAAACGACGTTCTAACCACTGCGCGAACAGAGCTAGATGCGGGTGCCAATCTTGCAGATGTAACCGCAAACATGGAAGAAAGTTTCAATGGTATGGGGTTAGCAGACGTACCCCTCCAGACAGACATATTAAACGGTGTTGATGATGCGTCGTACACCACGGGACTAGAAACTGAAGAGAAGTTTGATGAACTAGGCTATACGCCTACAGAAAAAGAAATAAACGAGTACATTGGCAAAAATAACGAAGCCGGTACACTCAACAATATAGAAGTCTATGTAGACCCCAGACAAGTTACTCTAGAGGAAGCTAAAGACGCACTTAGAGTCCAAGGTATAAACAACCCCACTGACCAAGAAGCTGCTGCATACGTCGGTCAAGGGGACGGGAATTTCCAGAGTACTAAGAATACAGAAATACAAGCATACGCTGACCCAAGAGTTATAGACGATGCGGAAGCTAGGGCCGCACTACAAGCGCAAGGTATAGCCAATCCAAAACAAGAAGAAATTGACCAATTTACAGGGCAAGGCGGTGTTAATTTTGAAACTAGCAACATAGGCAAAGCTACTGATTACGCTAACCCATTGTCCCTATCGACTGCAGAGATAGAAGCTGCCGCTGCAGAACAAGGATACACCCTATCAACAGGTGAAGCAGAAGCCCTTTCTGGGCGAATATTGCCGGGGCAAACAGAAGCTGAAGCTATAGCCAGCCAAGGAAATGTGTTTAACGCTGGGGCTATTACAGAAGCAGAACTGCAAGCGATAGCAGACGAACAAGGGTATACCTTAACCGATACAGATCGAGCCTTAATTGGAAACAACTCTAACGCTGCCCAAGCACTGCTTAATGTAGAAAATCAATTTAATGAAAGCGCAATCACAAAAGCAGAAATAAACGCTGCTGCACGACGTGCTGGCATTGACCCTAAAGATCTTACAGAGAGCGATTACGCGTTGGTTGGTAATATAGCGGAGAAAGACGCGGAGGGTAACTTTGTACCTGCGGGAGATATTTTAGCTGGAGAACAAGCACGTTTTGAAGGTAGGGTAGCAGATGCAACTGCAGCAGAACAAAAAGCCGCAGCAGAAACCGCTATTAAAGCAGCCGTTACAGCCGCTGGCGCTCCTGCCCTATCTGCTACTGATCTTGAACGCTATATCGGAATGGTTATCGGTGGCGGTCTTACTATCGCTGAAGCAGTAAAAACAGTAGAAAGGGATATTGAAGTGAGTAACTACGATACAGATGCTTATCTTGCAGATGCAGATTACCCTGAGAACCCGAATACTGCCTCTGATGAAACCCCTGCCATGTCTGCGTTTGATGTCCAAGCAATGAATTGGTTGTTCGGTCGGTATGGGTTAGACACTAATGCTTGGCCTGAAGGTATAGAAATCCAAGGAGGGGATATAAACGGGGACGGTATTTATAGCGCAGATGAACTTAGAGCGATAGGGTTTACACCCGAAATAGGCGCAGATCCTAAATTCTTTGAAGATCCTGAAGGGTCAAATACTGACTCGGGCGACATATCACCAACAGGTACCGATAACCAAGGTAGTGGTAACTCTGGTATTAGAGACCAAGTAGTAGCGGCTGTAACGGCGGCTGGTGTAACTTTAGCTGCAGATAAAATTGACGAGATTATTGCGGATATTGTTTCTGGTGCCGCTACTGACATAGACAAAGCAGTCGCAGATAAAGTTACAGAGTACCAGCTTGGTAATGACACTGACTCTGGTACTGATAATGGGCTAGAAGACTCAACCATTGAGGGCGACCCAGATGATTACGTAAAAGTAAAAGACTTTAATCGTGAAGTAGGTGCCTTACAAGACAACGTAATAGAGTTAATAAACGAATTAGAAACAGCGGGGGCAACTCGGGATGAGGCTCTTGCTTTAGCTATCGGTGTACCTGCAGGACAATCGGGAGGCCCATCGGGGATATACGCAGAACTTGGTAATTTCGCTACTTCAGATCAAGCCGAGGCAATCAAAAAAGTAGTTGATGGTATTGCTACAGAACTTGGTACAACTGCTGCTGATGTTGTGGCAATAAAAAGTAAACTGGACACTCTTGTAACCCAAGACGATATATCAGGTCTCGCCACTCAGGAAGACGTAGTAAATGCGGAAGCGCGTTTAAACACCCGTATTGGTGAGCTTGTAACCGAAGGTAAAACTCGTCTTGACGCTCTAGACATCGCTTTAGGCGAATTGGCTATTGATTTAGGTACTACTAAAGAGGCTATTACTAAACAACTTACCGCGTTCCAAACAAATCTAGATGCAGACCTAGGAAAACTTGCAACTAAGCAAGACGTTTTAGACACCGAAACTCGTATTCGGGATAAACAAGACGAATACCAGCGGCAAGGTATGAAGGCAGATGAAGCCTTAGAAGCTGCAATAAATGACGTTGCTACTGATTTAGGTACTACTAAAGAGGCTATTACTAAACAACTTACCGAGTTCCAAACAAATCTAGATGCAGATTTGGCTTTGCTTGCTACCAAGAAACAAGTTAACGCGCTTGAAACTGAGCTGTACTTAAAGTTATCGGAGTACGAAGCACAAGGTAAAACTCGGGACGAAGCAACTCAGTTAGCTATTAAAGATTTGGCTACGGATCTAAAGACTACCGAAGCTAATTTGATGACTGAGTTGGGAGTAACTCAAGACACCTTAACCAACAAAATTACTGAAGTTGAGACCAACCTCACTAACCAGTTCAATAGTCAGATCGAGTCTACCAAAGAACTTATAACCGAAACTGCGACAGAGACTCAAAAACAGATACAAACTACGGCAAACCAGAGCGCAGCTAGAGACTTCTTTGATATGGTATTGGGTTCTGAGGATCTTGAAGGGCAGCAAGTTACGGTAAGCCAGTCTCCTTTGGCGCAGATCAATTACATATATGATTGGCAAGATCCCTTAGCTAACCAACAACAGCGCGGGTTCTTTGGTGCAGCAAGCCCTTACGGAGAGTCGTTAGCTGCAGGGAAAAGCAGACGACCCCAGACAATCGCTAATGTTATGCAGGGGCCACTGAACCTGCAAGGCGCACCGGTAGGGCCAATGGGAGGGCCATTAGGTATGGCCGCAGGTGGTAAAGTAGATTATGATTTCCTAAACGAAATCTCACAAATAATGAGTTTTGGAGAATAAAATGGCAGGCTTTTTAGACTACCTTAAAGATGCTTCTGCTTGGTTAAAAGAGGAAGAAAACCAAGGCACTGTTGGGCTACTCAGTATGCTCGGTACAGCAGCGTTTTCGGGTAATGACTTCTTTGATACCCAAATAGAGAAAACAGGGTACCAAGGGGAGATCCCAGACTACACAGCCGTTAGAGAGCGTGTACAGGATACCTATGACCCCAATAGACGGCCCGGGAGTGGTGGGCAGCGGTTCTTTTCAGAGACAGAATTTGCAGAACAAGGCCAAGAAGCTTCAGCGCAACAGCGTGCGATCCAACAGGCTCTAAACTTAAAAGCACAGAACGTTGCTAACATGGCTAGACAGTCTAGTCAGTATGGTGCACCACCTGCGCCTCAACCCCAAATGCCGATGCCCGTTATGCCTGCCCCCGTCGCACAGCCTAGGACTATGGGTGCCCCTCCTTCACAGGTTGGCGCTATGATGCCCCCTCCTCAACAAGGGGGTCTAGCTAACTTCTCTCCCCAGTACAAATATGGTGGCGGCATTGCTGCTTTAGCTGGGGGTGGCGCTGCTTCTGCATACAATCGTAGTTACCATCCATATTCAGCGGGTGGAAGTACTGGTAGAGGTTATTACTTAGGGGGTTCAACAGATGGAATGGCTGACAAGATCCCTGCTACAATTGACGGTACGCAAGAAGCCAGATTAAGCGACGGGGAATTTGTTGTCCCTGCAGATGTCGTCAGTCACCTCGGCAATGGCAATTCTAGTGCTGGTGCTAACACGTTATACGGTATGATGGACAAAGTTCGACAAGCCCGTACCGGCAACAAACAACAGGGTAAAGAGATAAACCCTAATAAATTCATACCGAACAGGTAGAAGATTATGGCAGCAGCAGACGATCCTATTGTAGGGCAACAAACGGGGACAGAATCCTCCCTATCTAACTGGGCAGGTGATTACGTCACTAACATGTTGGGTAAAGGGCAAGCCCTTGCGAACCAACCGTACCAAGCCTATACGGGGCCACTCTCGGCAGGGGCTTCTACCGGCCAACAAGCAGCATTTCAAGGCGTTGGTAATCTATCTGTTCCTACCGGTCAAATGGGCGGGTTTTCAACACAAGCGCCAAGGGCGGCTTTCCAACCGCAAGGGTTTACTGCGCAGTCTGCCCAAGACTACATGAACCCGTACCTGCAAGCTGCGTTAGATCCTCAGATTGAAGAAGCGCGACGACAGGCGCAGATTACGCGTCTCGGGGATGCTAATAGATTAACGCAAGCTGGCGCTTATGGTGGATCTCGCCAAGCTATTATGGAGTCCGAGTTGAACCGTGGGTTAGGGCAGAACCTTGCCAATATTACGGGGCAGGGATACCAAACTGCTTACGATAAAGCTATGCAACAGTTCAACACGGAACAAAACCGTGAACAAGATGCTTATAACGCAGCTACGGGGCAACTCAATACTGAACAACAGGCGCAATCACAAGCACAAAATCTTACGAATCAGTACGGGCTACAAGCCCTACAAAACCAAGCTAGTCTTGGGGCACAAGAACGTGCTATCCAGTCAGAAGGTATTGCTGCAGATATTGCTCAGTTTGAAGAAGAACGAGACTTCCCGTACAAACAGACGCAATACCAACAGTCGTTGTTGCAAGGGTTGCCATTGGCAGCTCAATCGTATCAGTACGCGGCACCTAGCCAGTTATCTGAACTACTTGGGGGGTCTGGCGGTCTCATGGGACTGCTCCAAAGCTTCGGCTTAATTCCGTCAGACGCAGAATAGGGGGTAATTAATAATGGCATATCAACCAATTGAACCTGTAGGTTTGGGTAGAAATGTTTCTGCTGAGATGATGAAAGGTGGCCCACGACTACAAGAAGAAATTAAGACAATGGGGCCAAACACGATCAAGATGATTGCGTTGCAGCAGATTGCCGACCAGCAAAAACAAAAAGCTTCACAGGCAAATCTTCAGGCACAAACCAATCCTGCTACTGTAGTACAGCAATTGGAACAGCAGCTTGGTGGTATGGGTCAACCCCAGCAGAGTATGGGGCTTCCTCCTATGCGTGATAAAGCGCAACAGGTTGGTGGTGCACTTGCTCAGAAACAACAGCAACAGCAGAAGAATATGCAGCGCGCTGCACAAAGCCCACAACAAGGGCGACCTCCGATGATGGCTGGCGGCGGGTTGCTATCTAGACCTGCACCGAATATAGATCCACGGTACTTCGAAGGTGGCGGCATCGTTGCTTTTGCAGAGGGGGGCGGGGTAAGTAGTGAAGAATTAAAAGAGATGGGACTTACCTACGAACAGTTTGCGAAGCTTAGTTCTAAGCAACAAGAAGCGGTAGCAAAACAAATAAATTTTGAACGTAGGCAAAAACAAGACTTATCAAGGTTAGATCGAGTTGCATCTGGCACGCTTGATATTGCAACTGCCCCTATAGTAGCGGGTGCTAACGTCCTTGAAATGGCTAGAACCAGCGGAATAGGTAAATCGTTAGGGTTGGCTGACCCAGAAGAAGAAGCTAGACATACCCCGTATATGCAATTTATAGACAGAGCTAAAGCTACCGATGCAGCTAACGCAGGGCGGACTTCGCAAGAAGGTATTTTGAGTCAAATCAAGAAAGATATGGGTGGTGAAAGCGTACGCACAGGTATTGATACGCTCACTAAAGAACTACAAGGGCAATTTGACGAGAACATTGGTGGCCCCAGCAAAGACCCATTAACTCCTTATTCTGGCCCTAAAGTTCCAAAACCTGTAGGACAAAGTGCACCCGAAGAAGTGGAAGTAGTAGAAGAAGTAGTGAAGCCGAGACCGGCAATACCAAAGATAACTTCTACAGGTATAGATACCCCTAAAAGTCTAAAAGATGCGGGGCAAAGACCTGACAGAGAAGCAATAACAAAAGGTTTGGGTGCCCTTAAAACGGCGGGTGTAGATGAAGAAGCAGCGGCTAGGACAGACTACAAAAAACAAATGCGGTTAAGTCCTGAACTCAACGAAGAAAGAAATGAGATGGCGCGGCGAACCAAGGAGCGTGAGGAGAACTACAAACCTTCTAGAGCGACAACCATCAGAGAAGCATTAGCAGGTGCAGCGAACAGGGGTAGCCTTGGTTCTGTAGGTGCAGGTATTTCAGGTGCGATGTCAGCTAGAGAAGGCGATATCCAAAAACGTAAGGATAGTTTGTTCAAAGCCCGTCAAGATTCACTCGACAAGTTAGTGATGCGTTCCGATGATATCGCTAAAGGCGCTGTAACTTTTGGTGCTGATGCTAGGAAAGGGTTTAAAGAAGATGCGCGAACGTTGGTTGACGTTGAAGCTAGAATGTACGCAACAGAAAGTGCTGATGCTAGGCAAGCAAGGCAGCAAGAGGCCGATATCGCTATTGCAAATGCAGGGCAACAATTTACAGCGCAAGTCGAAAACGCGAGGAATACGTTGAAAGCTCAATCAGATGCGGATCTGGCTGGTTACCGAAAAGAGTCTAATGTGATTGCACGAGAAGGGAATACACAACGCGCAACGAAAGACAGAAACACCCTAATTAACAATATAAATAAAGGTAAAGCTAAAACGCAAGCCGATATAGCTGCAGTAATTGCAGAACGCGCGGCTGCATTGGATTCAGTAGAGGCTAAAATACCCTCTAGTGTAGAGGAAGACGATCCAGAAGCAGTTGCAGAGTGGAAAGAAGGTATTCTATCAGCAATGGCTAAAACGTACGCTCCAATGTTAGATGCTTACGATGCACAGCTAAAAGACTTAGGGATAGATGTTCCTGAACCTGCAGCACCGACAGAACCGAAAGCTTCGCCAACATTTGCTTCGTTGCCGAAATAATAAGGTATTGCAATGGATGTAACCCTACCAAATGGCGTTGTTGTACGGGACGTTCCTGACGATATAACGCAAGCAGAACTAAAACGGCGTGCTATTGCAGGGGGTATTATAACGGAGGAAGATTTCCCACCCCCTGAACCCGACTTCCTAGACCAGATCGAAGAGTTTGGTAAGGGTATTCCTAGGGGGATTATCGGGTTAGCTGAACAGGCTGCACTAGGTGGCGCTTCTATACTGACCGAAGAAGGCGAAGAAGGTGTTCGTGAGTCTATCCTCGATACTGCTGGTTCTGCCAGAGAGTATTTTGCACCTGACCGTGGCTCTGAAGATACCGTAGGTGGTAAGTTTGGTGAGGCACTTGGGTCGTTTGCGGGTCTTGGCCTTGCTTCTTTAGTTCCGGGTATTGGTATGCCCCTTGCTGGTGGGTTAGCTGTTGGCGCTGGTGCTGGTGAAGCTAGAGAACGTTCGCGTGCTGCTGGTGCTACCGAAGGCGAACGTGGCGTTGCTACTGCGTTAGGTGCCGTAATTGGTCTATCCGAACTAATACCACTCAGAGTATTAGGTTCTCTCCGTAAAGGCGTTGACGACAGTGTTGTTAAACAAATACTAGGTCGCGTCAAACGTGCCGGTATTGCAGGTGGTGCTGAAGGTGCACAGGAAGCAGCAGCAGGAGTAGCTCAAAACCTCGTCCAGAAAGGTGTTTACGATCCTGACCAAGGCGTATTTACAGGCAGTGGCGAAGCATTTGGCTATGGGGCAGGTGTTGGCGGCTTGGTTCAAGGGCTGCTTGATCTAGCACTACCTAAGTCAAGAGGTAGGGGCGACGTTGATCCAGACGAAGTAACCGAAGAGTCCATAGAAGAAACACTGCAGTTGGGGTATGACCCTTCAGCAGAAATAATCTTTGAAGATGGAAGTGTACTACGTGGCAATAGAGAGACAATAGAAGAGGCGGGGTACGACTTCGATGAGGCGCGGCAGAACACTGAGTTCCGCGCTCTAGCCAAAGCAAAAGAACAAGAAGCCATTGCTGCAGAAGAAGCGCGTACGGATGCTCTCCGTGAATCTTACGGCAGAGCAAATACTCTCCGTGTACCTGATGCCCTGATAGAAGATGCTAATACCGAAGCATCCGCTATATTTAAAAACCAAGCAATAAAATCACAAATAGCTAGGACTGAAGAAGATAACCGTAACCTGTTAGGGTATGAACCAAGAGACTTCGTTACAGACGCTGAAGGTAACACTGTACCGTTAAAAGAAGTCCAAGATAACTACATAATAGATGAAGTAGACGCCGAAAAAGCTAGGCTAGAAGCAGAAATTGCACAAGCTGCGGCACTTGCTAATCGAGAAGCGCGACCGATTCTAGCCGACCAACCTGCCCCTCAAGTACTTCAGCAAAGACAGCTTGCTGATGAAGCACAAGCATTGGGAGCAGCGCAAGCAGAGTTAGCCGGTAGACCGCAAACAGATTTATTCCCGCAGGCACTCACTACAGCAGAGGCGCAAGAAGCCAGAAGACCTGCGCCAGCACCTGCGCCAGAACCTACACAAAAGATCAGCCAAAAGTTCTTGAAGAGTATCGGTATAACGAGGGCAAAACCGTTATACAGACGGTTGATGGATGATAAAGAAGTTCCTTTGTCGGAACTTAATGCCGAACTCAAAGCATACGTAGACAACCCAGACGTAAAAGATGCTCCCACCAAAGCTAAGATAAACGAGTTCTTGGGTGTGCCTCAGAACAAACAGATCGAGCTTGCCTTTGGGGAAACCGAAACGGCAGAGACAGTAAAAGAAGTTACTACCTCATCATCTACAACAGCAGAAAAATCTGTCACAGAAGAAGCGAAAGAAGATACTGGGACAACACCCAAGAAGTTCGATATGAAAAGCCTTGAAGGGCTGTCTATCACAGAACAACTCAAGGTGCTTAGAGGTCGGGGTGCACCCACTACGTTTACTCCTGCGGCAGTTGTTGACGGGCAACTTAAACTTGAGGGGTCTATTTCTGAGACAGATCTTGAGCAACAAGGCGAACAAAGACGCTTCGTAAGCGAAGTCAGCAGGGATATGCAGCGCCAAGAACTGGATACTAAGCCGCTAACTATTGGCGAGCGTGCAGAAGCTGTAATGGAGTCGCCCCTCGGTATAGACCCTGCACTAGCTAATGTGCCCTCAGAGTTTCGTGAGAAAGTTACAACAGCAGTAACAACTGAGCGCGCCATTCGAGACGCTATGGCACAGAAGACCAAGGACGAAACTGCTGCAAAGACAAGGAAAGCCAACGCAGCAAAAGAGAAGGCAAGACAGGGCGATACTACCCGTGAAACAAAGGAACTAGCGGATGGCCCTAAAGGAAAACAAAAACGAAAAGGTGCGGGGCCTGTTGTTTCCTACGCAAAACAAATTATCGACCAAGCTGCAAAATACCAGCGCCAAGCCAACAAGGTTACTTTTGACACTGACGCTAGTAAGACTACCGATATCAAACTAGGTAACGAAAAAGTCGGTACCGTTAAGAAAGTTGGTAAGCAGTGGCAAGTACGGGTCGGGGAAGAAACTAAATCTTTTACGAACAAAAGCCAGATTAGTAAGTATTTGAACAAAGAATCGAAGGCTATCAACACGAAACGCCTTGCGGTAATAACTTCTGCTACCAACCAAGCTGTAGCTGAGTTGGCCCCCATCCAGAAAATTAACGAGCAGTTAGAAGCGTACGCCCCTAGGTACAACATGGATATTGATACGCCCCTAGCGGATTCGGTTGTAGAGCAGTTAGAGGCGGGTAACTTAAAAGAGGCGTTAGAAGCGTTAAGTAAATCTGACCTTAGACCTAGAGTTAAAGACATCGCCAAGGTACTGATGGGTGTAATAGGGGACACTAAGGTAGTTGTTGTACCTAAAAATCCTACCAACGCTGCGGAAAGACGTTATAGAGAACTTTTAGATAGAAAATCTGGCACGCAAGGGCTTTATATTTGGCGTCCCGACACTACGGGTGTACCGACTCCCGGTATAAAGAGCAATGTTATCTTGCTAGATGGGGAGATCGGGCTAACATCCGCTACCCTATTACATGAGATGACGCACGCTGCAACTTTTATTACGTTAAAGAATCCGTCTAACCCAACTACTAAACAACTCATTAATTTGTTTGAGTCTGTGAAGCCGTACCTATCAAGTTCTTATGGGGCTACGAATGTAGAAGAGTTTGTGGCAGAAGCCTTTGGTAACGATAACTTCGCTATGGAACTAGCTACTATTAACGTTCAGGGCGAGCCAGCTAGTGCTTGGCAGAAGTTTACTAACATCATAGGAAACCTTATCCGTAAGTTGAAAAGGTTAGATACTGTTAAATTAGAAATTGTTGAAGGTGCCGAAACGGGTACTGCTCTATCTGAAGCAGACCGACTAATAAGGGATATATTAGCCCCCACAATAAACTCTAGGGGTGCTGGTTCGTTACTAGAAAACTCTTCGGCTTCTGGTGTAGAGGAAGTAATGCGTAAAGTAGGTAACGTGCAGAAAGACTTCACACCTATGGACAGTGCAGGTAGGCAGAAGTTTGTTGATGATTCTATGTCGTTCTTATCGACTGCCTCTAAGAAAGTACAACGTGCCTTCCTAGGGTTTATTCCTTCTCAGGGGTTGGCTGATATTGTTGGTGGGTACAATAAGAAGTTAGGCAAATTTGCTCTAGACTTACACGCTCTTATGGAAGAGCAACGAGGTAAGTTAAACGAGTACGATAACGCTGCTGATGGCACCATGAAGCAGATTGACTCGTGGGTCTACGAAAACTGGTGGGCTAAGGCTCGCGGGAAAGTAAAGGATAGAGAGAAGTTAGATTTACTTAACGATATTATATCTACAAGCACCACAGAAGAAGTCGATCCGTCTAAGCCGCGAAGCACTTACGAGAACAACAAAAAGAAACTAGCGGTATGGAAAGAGCTGCAATCTAGTTGGAACAACTTAGGTGAAGGTGGTCAGAACGTCTACAAGGCAATGCGAGACTCTTACTCTGTTCGATACAAAGAGTTGGTAGCAGTCCTCAACGGTAGGATTGACGATCTAAATATCGACAAAGAGAACAAAGAAAAGCTTAGAACGACCGTCATGGAGAAGTTAGCCAAGCGAGGTAAGGTCGATCCTTACTTCCCCCTATCTCGTTTCGGTGATTATAAATTGAGCTTCCAAGCTTTTAATGAAGTGACGCAGACTACTGAACCTGTGTTTATTATGTTTACTACAAAGAACGAACGAGATAGATACATCAAAGAACGGCTCGGTGACTCTGACGTAGTGATCCAAGACAGTATCGAACTCTACGACGGCAACGATACCCCTGCATATAAGGAAACGGTTTCTGCTAGTTTTGTTAACGAAGTGCTAGAGATCCTTAGCACGAAAGGCGGTAAGGACGGTACGGGCGTAAGCGCGGAAGTAAAAAACGAAATCCTAAAAACGTTTATAGAGACGTTGCCTGAGACCTCCTTTGCAAAGAACTTCCAGCCCCGCGCAGGTACAGCAGGGTTTAAAAATGACCATATCGATGTCATGCGTTCTAAGATATACGATCTTAGCCGAACTATTGTCCGGTTGCAGTTCAAAAATAAAATAGATAAGCAGAAAGAAGCGATCCGTGGGAAGGTTCCCGGTAAAGAAGATTTAGAACTAGTGAGGATGAGTAGTCGGGATGGGATAGAAAAAGAACTACAGAACGAACTTCTTTTGCGTGCAGACTTTGCAAGAAATCCCCCTAGGGACGGTATCGCACAAGCTGCTAACCGAGCTGCCTTTATTTGGACAATCGGGTTCAACACTTCCTCTGCGCTGGTTAACTTGTCGCAGATCCCTTTGTTTGTGTTCCCAATGTTGAGTGGTAAGTACGGCATAGAGGAAGCGGGTTCAGCTATAGCTCACGCATCAGGACTCATTTCGGGCACGGTGCTCAACGAAAGTACTCGGGTTAGAAGAATACGTGGGATCGTGCCTTTTGGTAAGCAAGATACCGTTGACGTATTCGCAATGCCCTCTATAGATAACTTGTTTGAGCTGGACGCAGGGGGTAATTATTCTGTACGCAAAGACCTTGGCCGTACCCCCAAACAAATAAAAGAACTTGAAGCCCTTATACCACTAGTACAACTAGCAGCAGCTAGGGGGCAGCTCAACCGTTCAATGTTTGCAGATAGCCTTGGGCTAGATTCGTCTGGTCGAGACAAGAGCGTAACCGACAAAGTTAGCTCTTGGTCTGCTTTCATGTTCCATCAGGTAGAACAATATAACCGTCAGGTGACTTTGGTTACCACCTACAACTTAGAGCTTGCTAGACTCAATGATAAGAGCAAAGCCACTGCCGCTGAACAGAAACTATCTACGCAGGGGAAAAGGGATCTTGCAGCAAAAAATGCGTTGTTTGAAACACAACAACTCAACGGCGGTGCAGTACTAGAGACAGCTCCGAGATGGGCACAAAAGGGCTTGGGTCGTGTGGCCCTGATGTACAAGCAGTACGGCATTCAGATGTACTACACCATGTTGAAGTCAGCTAAGACCATGCTAAGTAGAGAAGCTGATCCAGAAGTTAGGAAAGCCGCGTTCAAACAACTTGTTGCGGTGCACGGTACGGCGCTTTTCTTTGCAGGGGTGCAGGGATTACCGCTTTTCGGTGCATTTACCATGATCGCTAACTTGTTACAAGAGGATGACGAAGACACAGCAGAAACAATCGTACGTAAGTACATTGGCGATGGGTGGTATAAAGGTGGCCTAACAGAACTGCTAGATGTCGATGTGTCTCAACGGGTAGCTCTGACTAACTTGTTATTCCAAGTAAACCGATTCAACCGAAATCCTTCCCCAGAAGAGACGCTATTCTACTACTTAGGTGGCCCTGCGTGGAGTGTCGGTAAATCTTTCTTGCGTGGTGGTGAAGAACTACTTAGAGGCGATATGCAACGTGGTATAGAGAGTATGGTGCCGGGAGCGGTACGTAATGGCTTAAAAGCAATACGCTACACCGAGGAAGGGGCACTTACTCGACGTAAAGATCCTATCCTAGACGATATTACCAACGGTCAGCTACTAGCGCAGGTAATAGGTTTTGCTCCCGCTGAATACTCTAGACGGCAAGAAGAGAACCAAGACTTCAAACGTATGGAGTCCACAAGCCGAAAGAAACGCGGTGACTTAATGAAAAAATACTACTTAGCGTTGCGTATGGGAGACTACGAAGAAGCTCGTGGTGTAAAGCAGGATATCCAAGACTTCAATCAACGTATCAGGAAAACATTTCCAAAAGCAATTATTACGTCAGACTCTATCAAAAGATCTATGCGTTCGCACATGAACACTACGGCAACAACACATAACGGTATCGCGGTGAGTCCCATGTTCCGTAGCGCACTGCAGCAACACGCAAGGACTAGAGAACCTATAATCTTGGACGACTAATCGTCTATCAAGCGTTGTTCCTTGTCGAGTATTTGCAATGTGCTCAATACAATCTGATCGTCACCTGCGCCTAATACGTTAGTGTCACGCAGTTTAACCAGCGTAATCCACGCTTGTAGCAGTTCTATCTTTGTTGGGGTCATAAGGTACTCCTAGGTTAGGAGTTAGAAACCCCCTCCGAAGAGGGGGGACTGCGTTAGCAGGAGGGTGACAGAACGCTGTATAGCGAGAAGGAGGACGTGCTGTCTAGGTAAATATATCACAATATCCGCCACACACGAACCCCTATTTTACTGCCCTCAATTCTAACTCGGGTTTCAATACTCCATTGTTTTTTCTTGGTTATCGCACGGGTTTGCCTAATAGCTGCGCCGGTATTGATGCACGGGACAAAGACCGACATACCTACATCGATCTCGTCCCATATAACTACAATCCGTACCCCGTCAGGGGACAGATCATAAGTCCGTAATACTCCCTGCCTCATTATCTTCCTCAGAAAATTGGACTACGATTACATCCGTAGGTGGCATGTTTAGGTGAGTTCCCTTACTCAATCGGGTCTTCATCTTCTTAGCGCCTAGCTTCTCGATTAAGTCGAGTACAAACGCTCCGTAGTTTATTTGCTGATCCCCACACCATTTCCGAAGCGGCTTGGGTACTAGGTACAATTTCTTGATATCTGTCTCGTACCGTGCCACCAATTTGTTGCGAGGTATAGCTTCGGGCTGGATAATGCTGTCCATCGCAGTACCGTCTTGCCTACGTAAATCGCTGGTGCTTTTGATACGTAAGATGTTATCTATATGCTCATTAACGTATTCGTTTAGCGTCTGCTCAATAGACACCGCCATGTCTCGCGTACGTGCCTTGTTCTCCAGTAGCATTTTTACTGACCAACGATTCAGACTCGGAACATCGTACCTAATCAACTCTAGTTTGTTAGCGATGATCGCAGCAACCAAAGTAAGTGTTACACCTACTGACCAGAATCGGTTTTCCGAGGATAGCTCGGCTTCTTTGTCCACCCGTAACTGCACTTCATTGATAAGCTTCTTCACAGAGTCAAGGTTGTTCATAACGTACTGTGCGAATATAGGCCCAGCATGTCCGTAACACTTACCAAGAGATCTACTGAAAGCATCAGTTTCTTCTTTACCCATCGATCCTGTAAACATCTTTTCTACACGGACTTCTAGTATGCGCTGTGCTTCGGCGTTGGGGTTTTCCTTAATCAACCGGATACGCTCAATCAAACTCGTGTTACCTGTGGTCACTGCCATGAGACTCCAAGGTTCTCCCCGCGCTCGTTCAGAGTTACTTCCGCTGACTAACCGCCCTCTCTGCTTACCAGTTGTAAATTGTAAGGCCAACGTACTAAGGCTCTGTCCTGACGCGTTGGTTAACTCATCCACCAACAAAGGTAAGTTATGTAGTAGCTCCGAACGGTTCATCTTAGTGTTATTGGTATCTTGTTCGTTCAAGATAATTTCTTCTGGGTCACCCCAAATAGATGCAGCCGCACGCATAGCCGTAGTTTTACCTAGTCCTGACTCCTTGCTGTACAAGTGAATTGCCGAACATGCAATATCATCTACGAACTGCATAAGGATGGAACCGAACCCCATGCAGAGTACATATTGATGCAGCTCAAATCCCGGCCTGTTATAGAACTCTACTACTTCGCGCCACTCGTCTAACGAACCTTTAGGCTCGAACGCCGGAAACATCCCCATAGTAGCTTTAGAAGGTGGGTTGAATTCCACCCGATCCTTCAGGATCTTCTGGTTACCCAGAATGAATCCCGTTGCTTCGTCATCTATCCATCCAAATTGTCTGTAGGCTTTATCTGCCATTTCTTTCTCCTGTAGTTCATTTACCCATGCCGCAACATAGTCCATTAGTTTGTCCATCTTTATAAGGGCAACGCCTTGCATTGCCATGTTCTTTCTAAACTCTTCCTTAGAGGTAATCGCTGTGAGTGGTACCGTAAATTCCTTAACGCCGTCTCTAGGCAGATGCAATCGCATCACGGCTGCTTCCCCTAGCTCAATATCAACAATACGCTTAACCACGTAAAGATCGTTACGATATAACAGTTGTTCATCCATATCTCCGTCGTCATTTTTAATTCGCTTATACACTCCACCGTTCGCACCACGAATATATGGACTCGGGTACGTCGGTATAACGAAGGTACTTACTGGTTGATTGGGTAGCCCTAAAGCGGGAGCTTCGACGATATTGTCCTGCTCCGTTGCTTCTTTTACGCGCCTACCAAGGTGCAAAGGCGACCTCAATTTGCCCCGATTGGGACATGCCAAACATGTTTCTGGGTTCTCTTCCTCGAAACGGACGCACGTATACCGCTTATCGGCGGTTAGATTATCCCACTTACTATCAGTCTCCTCGGCACTGTATCCGTCATATCCAGCAGATATCTTGTGGGCTTTCTCCCTAGTGCCATCACTGCACGCCTTCAAGACCGACAACATACCTCGCCACGTAGGTTCAGTAGCTTCGTTCTTATCGGTGAGCGCCCTGAGTATCTGTGCACAACCTTCCCCACGTCGGGTCTTGTCTAAGATATCTTTGAACTTGTATTCTTGGTTTGCCAAGGCAGCGTTCATCACTGCACTAGCCCCTTCGATTCTTTTCGAGGGAACTGGTATCAACTCACTTCCTAGTAACTCCGAGAAGGTATCAAAGTCTACTTTACGGGGAGTATGTTCCCCTATAAAAGTAACCTCAGATGGTACATCAGGTTTATAGTTGTGTGTTCGGGGTACTCGTAAAACACGAGCAGCGTCTGCTGTTACTGCGGGATCTGCTGGGAAGTTATTATCTGCACAAAGCTGTTTCAAACGAGCCGCTACGGGTAGCCAATCGCCCATAGGTACAGCTTCCGACAATACCCAGTAAACATGAACCCCACGACCAGAGTTTATAAGCGTCGGTCTTGGTAGTTTAAACTTCTTAGCGAAAGTAATGAGTGCCGCTACCGCATCCTCCTGAGATGCAAATTCTTTGGACGGGCCGCAATCAAGGTCTAGGAAGAAGGACTTAAGGTGTTTTACGTTATCGACTTTACGCGACTTACCTTCGTTAAATGTAGCCAAAGCAAAATAAACATCGTAACCCTTATCATCTAGGTCAACGGCGGCATCAATTAAGTAATCTACGGAACCATAAAACTGTTGGCTTCTTTTATCTTTGGAACTGTTAGATGCAAAAATACAATATAGCCCACTGCTCGATAGAACCTCCTTTAAAAATGTTGTTGTATCCATAAGCGTAGATCCAAGCGACACCACGGCAGGGGCATGCTTACGCCCTCTTCGACTAGTCTAGCCGTGGGTATTGTTTTAGGGATGGGCTTCTTCTAGAAGATACCCAAATTAATTAGGACTCGTCGTCCCACCCATCAATAAGGTCGCTTAAACCTTCTTTTTCTACTGGAGCCGGTGCGGTCTTGACCTTTGCGATCTTCTTCTTTGGCTCCTCAATAACTTCTTCCTCTACCGATACTTCGATTTCATCCACGGTCACCGCTTCAACTGCTTCCAGTTCTGCAAATGGGTTATCGTCGTCGTTAGTGAACCCATCGACTACATCAAACGGAGATGCGGCTTCCATAGGTACGTACTTGATAACTTGTATTGCTCGCAATCGTAGTGATACACCTTGCTCGCGCATGTTGTAAGGTACAAGAACAACTGCCAAGCTAACGGTGCTTTTGCTAGTTAACTGGAAGTCATCAGGTAGCTCTTTGTTACCTGCATCAAAGTGCCTAGGCTTGTTGGTAAGATCTTTACCGTATGCCCCTTTGAGTGTGGCTTTACCTACAAACATACCGTCATCATCTTTCTTAAACGGCATAGGGATTTTTTCAGGCCAACTTGATTGCCGTTTTTCAGCATAAGTTTTTGCCATTGCACCCATCAATTCTTTAGCTTGTTTCTCATCCATACGAAAACTCGTGCTGTATGATGCACCCTCATCTAGAGGATCACACGGTACACTTCTGTTCTCCGCATTGTCAAAACGATAAGTCTTGTTAACACGAGGGTACTTCGCTTCTACATCTCTAATCATATAGTTCATATATGTTTCTCCAAACATTCAGTCATTAAATTTAAAACCTTCAACCTCCGAGAATGGTGAGAACCCTGAGTCCTCCATCGGCAATACGCTCAGTTTTAAAGCTGTCGTAGTATCAGGGTGCTTTATCATCTCCTTGACGGTTTCTGTCTCCTGCTCTTCTAACGGGCGTAATGGCCTGAAAAAGAGTTTTGGTATGTCGCTCCTAGGATCAAAATAGATCTTAGTTATTACAGCGACTATTGGGGTCTCGCGTGCATCCAAGTACCGTGCGTAGGCACGTAGAGGCATATCCCCACTGATCGCATCACCAAATATAGAAGTAGGGGGAAGTTGTAGCTGATAGACTGTTTCCAGATCATCTTCTAGTGTTACTGCTAACCGTTGCACAAATCGACATGCACGGCTTTGCCCTCTCCCAGAACCTCTTATGTTGTTGACACAATCTAAGCACCGTCCCGCTTGGCGTTGATCTTCTGGCACATCTTCAGCAGGAAATTCCGTATCGGCAGACCAGCATGTTGGTGCTGATATTCTGGCGGGGTCATAGGCACCTTCGTAAAAAATACGAGACACATATGCTACACCCACGACAACTACGTTAATAGAATTTTCTTCTGGGGATGGCGTTCCATCGAACCTTCGGTTGCGTATGCTAATTCGTTTTAGATCTCCACTCATTAGTAATCGTCATCCGATTCTAACTGGGGGATATCTGCACCTTCTTCGCTTACATCGCTCCACGTAGCTACGGGAGTATCACTTCCATCACCTTTGCTAGTTAAGGCTTCTAGAACTCTAGGTAGACTAAAACGATACAGTGAACCTATGTGTATGTACGCATCTTTCGGAATAAGCCCTTGCTTTACCCAACCGCGAACAGTAGCGGTATTCACATGAAAATGTTTTGCAACTACAGCGAGTGGTACGTACGGTGGCAGCTCTGTCATTTCGAGGGTCTCCTAACAGAAATAGTATAAGTAGAATCCGAGTTCAACCCTTTGGGCATCTTGTCGGGATTTTCTTCCAAGAACTGCTTTATATTCTTTTGGTTAAGACGTTTATCGAAGAACTCTGGGATCTCATTTTCGAGTACGAATTCGTACATAGATTCCCAATCGCTCGTCCAATACTTCTGTCTAACCGATCTATAGAACAACCCTTCGGAAGTTTTCACGCTGCTAACGTCGTGCTCTTTACAATGTTCGAGTAAGGCTTGCTTTATCTTGTCCTGTCGGGCAACTAAAAGCTCTTCTTCCTTATCGAATTCCTTCTTAAGCTGTGAACGCTTATTAGATATCTTTAAGTAAACCTTGGTTAGTTTTTCTAAAGATACGGAACCTGCTCCACTCATTTCGATCTCCTTCACTTATCGAACGATTGAATATAGTCTATTACGGTGTACTACGCAACAATTTCGTTGTATAAGTCTATCATTTTTGTATGTACGTTGATTCTGTTATCAAGCATTCTATATACGTGCTTTTCTATGGCCGATCCCTGCAACTGAACCACCGTACACTTGTGGTCTTGGCCCGACCTGTGTACCCGAGCATTAGCTTGGGCGTACGTTTCTAGTGAACTGGTTGGCCCCCACCATACCACCGTATTCGCAGCCGTGAGCGTTACCCCATGCGCTGCTGCTTGAGGCTGGATAACTAGCACCCTAGGGTTTTCGGTTGTCTGGAAACGTTTGAATATTTCTGTCCTTCTATGGGCGGGTACATCACCCCGAATAACTTCTGTTGTAATGCCGTCCTCGGTTAGTTTATCAACCAGTAGGTCAATAACATGTTTGAAGGGTACGAATATTAAAACCTTCTTGCTGGACTCATCAATTACTTCACGCAGGACTTTATATCGGTGCTTGATATCAAACTCTAGCGCCTCTTTCTTATCGGTGTACACGGCCCCCGCAGAAATCTGTAGTAGCTTATTCATGTTAACCGCTGCATTAGCGGCAGTAATCTGCTCCCCCGCTGCGTCCATCACCATTCGATCCTTTAACAACTTATAGTATTTAATCTGTTGTCTGGTAAGTTCGACTTCGCGTTTTACATATACCATAGGGGGTAGGTCTAAACACTCGTCCTTGGTGAATCGAATTGCCGGTTGAAGCACCCGAAACACAGTATCAGTAGCCGTGTCCTTCGCTACCCACCTAAAGTTAGTGATCTTAGTCATCACTCTGTCGCGGAAAGAACCAAAGAATCTAGGTACCGAGGTCGGATTAACAAGTTTGGCTAACCCATACGCATCCAATGGGCTTTGTGCCGCAGGAGTACCCGTCATCATCCACAACCATTTCTCTGGTGTGAGTAGGGCGTTCAAAGTTTTCCATCGTTTAGTCTGCGGATTCTTGTAGTGAGTCGCCTCATCCACAATGATTAAGTCAAAGTTACCGTTCGCTATGGCATCGGCTACGATCTCTACCCCGTCGTAATTTATTATCACGTAGTCTGCACCGTTGTTAATAATGGCTCGTCGTTTTGCTGCTGGCCCATAAGCCACATCCACTGTACGGTGCATCGCAAACGTGAATAAGTCATTACGCCATGCGGAATCCATAATAGATAAGGGGCATATCACTAAGACACGCCGGACTTTACCCACGTCCATCAGGAAATCTGAGGCCCATATCGCGCTGGCTGTCTTACCAGTACCCTGCTCGTTGAAACAGAACGACCGTTTGTTCATGGTCATAAAGGCAGCGGTTGTTTTCTGGTGCTCGAACGGCGTGTGTTTGCCTGTCCACTTGTACTTCCCTTCAATAGGGGAAGGCACTTTGATGTTTAAGTTCTTTAAAACTTGAGCTTCATCTATCCCCCACTTCACCACGACTTCGTTATCAGGTAGTTGCTTACTGTTAGGTATAACCATTGTTACTTTTTGGGGGTTGCGAAGCCGCAAGAGCAACGCCTTGTTATCTAAAATTTTCATATATTTTCCTGCTAGAAAAGCCCTGCTTCGTCCACAGATAGGGCTAAGTCTGCGGTATCGGTATAAATTACCTACGGACTAACCTGATTTTTGTACCCTGTAACCGGAAGATACAGGGTACGTTTTTTAAAGACGCATCAGGCTAAACGTCT